AAAGATCCTGCTAGATATTTTGGTAAGCCATCAGGAGATGCTATTGATATTATTAACGTTGCTATTAACGCACAACAGGCTAAGAATGTGTTTTTTAAAGGTTTTAAGAGCAAGATTGAGCGATCACCATGGTTTGCTGGTAAATATGATCCAAAAGTAGATTCTATTGGATTTGATAAATCTATTACTGTTTATTCTGGTCACTCTGAAAGAGAATCACATGAGGGTTTGAACTTGCTTATGGCAGTACTTGATGAAATTTCTGGTTTTGCTAATGAAGTTGGAACTGGTAATGATCAAGGCAAGACTGCAGACAATATATATAAAGCGTTTAGTGGTACAGTAGATTCTCGTTTTCCTGATCTTGGAAAAGTAGTTCTTCTTTCATTCCCACGTTATCAAGGAGACTTTATTTCTCAACGGTATGACGATGTAATTCTTGAAAAAGATGTAGTAGAAAGAAAGCATACTTATATTATTAATCCAGACTTACCAAATGATGATCCAGATAATAGATTAGATATTGGTTGGGAAGAAGATCATATTATTTCTTATAAGGTTCCTAATGTTTATGCACTCAAAAGACCTACCTGGGAAGTAAATCCTACTCGTAGTATTGAAGATTTTAAAATGGCTTTCTTTAAAGATATGGGAGATGCAATGATGCGTTTTCTTTGTACCCCAACATACTCATCTGATGCATTTTTTAAGCAAAAGGATAAACTAGAAAAATGTATGACACTAAGAAATCCTATTGATAATTCAAAACGGATTGATGCATTTAAACCAGATCCAGATAAAGTTTATTATATTCATGCTGACCTTGCACAAAAACATGATAAATGTGCTGTAGCCATTGCACATGTTGATAAATGGGTAAATATTCAGGTAATTAAAGACTATGAACAAGTAGCACCAATGGTTGTAGTGGATGCAGTAGTTTATTGGGAACCTAGAGTTGAGGGTCCAGTTAATCTTTCAGAAGTCAAAAACTGGATTATTAATCTTCGCAGACAAGGATTTAATCTTGGAATGGTTAGTTTTGATCGTTGGCAATCATTTGATATTCAGCAAGAATTGAAGGCTGTTGGTATAAGAACTGATACTGTTTCTGTTGCTAAAAAACATTATGAAGATTTAGCAATGATGATTTATGAAGAGCGTGTAATTATGCCACATATTCCTTTATTGCTTGAAGAAATGTCAGAATTAAAAATAACAGATAATGGAAAGCGTGTTGATCACCCACGCAAAAAATCTAAAGATTTAGCAGATGCTGTAACTGGTGCCGTTTTTGGTGCTATTAGTCATACTCATAAAGATAATAATCTTGAAGTTGAAATACATACTTGGGCTAGTAAATCTAAGCAATTTGACACAAGAAATGACGGTGTGATAGAATATAAGAGTAAAGACATGCCTGAAGACGTAAAAGATTACCTTGACAGGCTTAATTTACTATAGTAAACTAGAGTTATAGTCAAATGACTAAACACAAACAATATAAGGAGAAAGAATGAATTCATTCAAAAAGATGGGTGCCGTGCTTGCTGCTTCTGCAGTAGCCGTAACACTCGCAATTCTACCTGCTTCTGCTGCAGCACTAGCGGTAACTGTTGCAGGTTCAGCAAATACAACTACTGCACTTGCACCTGAAACAGTAGCAGTCCCATCAACAAATATCATTGATGCTGGACACTCTGTTGCACTTGCAGCAACTGCAGATTCAGGTTCAAACGTTGCATTTGTAGCATCATCAACTGTTAAGTTGGTTTCTGCTCTTGATACAGCACTTGCACCAAAGACAGTATCTTCAGGTACTTCTTCATACTCAGCAACTTCAACAGGAGTTGTTACAGTTTATGCATATACAACATCTGCATCAACAACAGGATCAGTTACAATTACTAACGGATCATACTCAACAATCGTGTACATCAAGGGAACAGCAGGACCTGCATACAATGTAGCAGTATCCGCACCTTCAAATGCTGGTACAGGTACAACAGTTACAGCAACATTTGCAGTAACAGACGTATTTGGAAACGCAGTTGGTGGAGAGACAGTAACAGCAAATGTTATTGGTTCAACATTCTCTGATCTAACAGTAACAAAGTCTGCAATTACAAATACTGCTGCTCAGGTTGCTGCAGATAGCACACTTGTTCTTGGTAAGAAGAATGCAGATGTAGTTGTTCCAACTGCTGGAACAGTTACAATTACAGCAACAGGTGCTCTAACAGCAACTGCTGTAACAGGTCTTCCTGCACCAGTTAAGTCTGTTGCAACATCAATTACAGTTAAGGATCTTAATTCAACAATTGCTATCCTTAATGCACAAATTGAGTCTCTTAATAAGCAAATTGCAGACGCAAAGACTGCTTCTGATGCAGCACTTGCTGCAAAAGATGTAACAATTGCTAAGGCTGCTGCTGATGCTCTTATTGCAAAAGCAAAGTACGATGCACTTCTAAAGTCTTACAATGCTAAGGCAAAGAAGTACAAGTTTGCAACTAAGAAGTAATTAACTTCTAATTAAATTAGGGGGCTAGTTAAACACTAGCCCTCTTTTTTATGTAAAAAAAATGGTATAATAATCTTATTAGTCATCACCAAGACTAATTAGGAGAAAGAAATTAAAAAATTAATACGTATAGCAATTGTTTTGACCCTGATCTTTTTGCCATTTATTTTTGCTTTAGATAAAGCAGGGGCAGATGAACCAATAGTAACAACAATCGTAACACCTGGTGGAGATGATGTATCCTATCAAATTCCATTAACAGTATCTGTTATTTATGATGGGGTTACTTACGAAAATGTATACGCTACCACAAACTCTGTCATTACATTTGGCAGACCTGATGGAACATATTGGGACTACCCAGGAACTCCATCTATATCAATTCAATCTCGTGATTGGTGGGTATTGCCAGAACAAATGCCAGACACTCACTTTATTCTTAATGTAAGTGATGGTGGATTTCAAGTTGATGGAGCATACCGTCCATTTGGTGTATTTACTGGAGATATAACTTGTATTATTGTTACAGGTCAAATTCAAACAGATGGAAGTATTTCTTATACTTATAATGTAGATGGACCACTATCAGGTAGTGAACGTACAGGTGCTCGTCTTAATGATGGCACAGTAGTTCCATTAGAACAAGCAAACATTATTGAAGTTATTGTTCCTCCAGTGTTGGAGCCAGAACCAGTTCCTCCTACTCCTGTAGAACCTGAGCCTACCCCTACTCCTACTCCTGAGCCTACCCCTACTCCTACTCCTGAGCCTACCCCTACTCCACAACCAACTCCACCGCCTGTAATTATTATTGATCCTACTCCTACACCTACTCCTGATCCTACACCAGAGCCTACGCCAGTTCCACAGGTATGTCCGCCAGTATGTGGTCCTAATCCAGAACCCACACCAACACCTACTCCTACTCCGACACCAATTCCAATAGATAACGTGTGTCCTCCAGTATGTGAACCTGGCGATAGACCAGTTCCTCCTCCACATCCAGACCCAGTTCCTGATATTCCGCCAGTAGTAATTCCTCCAGCAGAAGAACCACCAGCAGTAGTGGAACCACCACCTGCCGAAGTTCCACCTGCAGAAGAACCACCTGCTGAACAACCACCAGCAGAAGAACCACCTGCACCTGCAGAAGAGGCACCTGCTGAACCAGAACCTGCACCAACACCTGTTCCAGAAGAAAAACCAGTTGATGATCCATTGCCAACTGTTGAAGAAACAGTAAAAGATGCATTAGAAGATGGAAAACTTACTTCTGAAGAAAAAGAAATTATTGCAGAAGCACTACTTGCAACATTAATTCCTGGAGAAGCACTATCTTCAGAAGCAATAAAAGATGCAGGATTAAATTATCAAGATTTACCACCTTCTACACCAATTGATGTTAGAACTGATGAAAATGGAAATGCTGTTGTAATTACAGCAGAAGTAGCAGCATCGCTAGAATTGTTGGCAGATCCAAGTGCTTTATTGGCAGAAGTATTTACTAATCCAGCAGAAGCACTACAAGCACTTGGAAATATAGGAGCAGATATGTCTCCACAAGAAAGAGAAGAAGCAACAAATATGGTTGTAGCAACAGTTGTAGCAGCAGGAGCAGCAATGAATGCTGTAAGTGCAGCATCAACAACCACTGGAGGATCAACAGGAGGATCACGCTCAGGCGGAGGTAATTCTGGTGGGTCAGGTGGTGGAGGAGCCTCTGGCGATTCCAAAGGAGTAAGAAGAAGAAAATCATGATAAAAAAAATAATGAAAGACATGATAGACCAATTATGGACACTTTTAGGTATGTTTATTGCCTGGGTAGTCCTTGATGGTTCAGCAAAAACAGTAGTTGGATATGCAATTGTAGGAACACTAATTGCATGGGCAATTACTTATCCAATACGAAATAGAGAGGAGTAGAAAATGGTAACTAATATTTGGAATATATTAATGAGAATAGTTGCAGTATTTGCAGCCTCTGGTCTATCAGTAATTGGAGCAGGAGCAGTTGTAGGTATTGATACTATTAAGGCTGTTATTTTGGCTGGTACCCTTGGCGTAGCCACAGTTGTTGAAAAATTGGCTCGTGGATTTCTTGATGATGGAAAATTATCATCAATTGAAATCAATGACGCATTTTCAGCAGTTGATAAAAAAGCAAAAAAATAAATAAATGCACTCAATGCCATCTTAAGGTATAATTATTATATACTAAAAGGTGGCATAAGTGTTTTTAGAAGACAAAAATATAAAACAAATTTATTTTAATCATATACCAAGAACTGGTGGTACATATGTTAATTTTTCTTTAAGATTAGCAGGTATTAAAAATATAAAATACAATGACGTTGTTATAAAAACATTAACTACTGAAGAAGATTATAATGATAAAATAACAAACATAGTTCCAAATGACATTATAAATAGTAATTTTATAACTGGTCATTTAAGCATATTGCCCAATGTACTTGTTGATAATTTAAAAACTGTAACTATCTTTAGAGATCCAGTTAAAAGAATTGTTAGTGATTTTGCAATGACATATCATTTAATTAATAATATAAAAACAATTAGCAATGATTTATTTCCTAAGCAAGAAAATAACAATATAAAACAAATGTTTTTTAATTGGTGTAATTTAAATATAAATCAAAATGTTCAATCAAATAATTTAATTAATCCAGTTTTTTATGCAATATATGAAAATGATAAAAGAAAAACAATATGTGATACAAAACTGTGGGAACAAATAAATAATAAAGAGGTTAATTTTTTAAATATAAAAAATGCTATTGATGATCTTAAAGTTGTAGGAATAAATGAAAAAATTGATATATTTATTAATGATTTTTTTAATTTAATAAATAAAGAATTTAATTCTAATATAAAAAATCCATATCTTCAGGATAGGGTAAACTCAACAAAAATGTCATCTATTTTATATAATGAATTAACAGACAAAGAGATTGATAGTATTATTAATCTTAATTCTGTAGATTTTCAAGCGTGGGAATATGCAAAAAGCCTTCTTGACTAAGACCAAATCATCAGGTACAATAGAGTATAGCCAATCTAAGGGGATTTAATGACGTGCATTGCTGTCGTAAGACAAGAAGACAACATATATATGGCAGGTGATAGAGGTGCTTCAACTGAAGATTCTATCTTAGTCTTGTCTGCACCAAAAGTATTTAAGATTGGTCCTTACCTTTTTGGATATGCAGGAACTATGGATGGAGAAAGAATCCGTCATAATTTTAAACCACCTATGCCAAAAGCAGGAGTTAATTTAGATAAGTTTATGTATACTGATTTTCTAGTTGCATTAAGAAATTTTTATGAATCATGGTGGGTTGATGTTTCTAAAGACTCAGATTTTGGAATGATTATTGCAATTAAAGGAAGAATTTTTGAACACAATGCTGTTGACATGTCATTAACAGAATATGATGCAGAATATCTTGCAATGGGTTCAGGAAGTGATTTTGCCCTTGGATCTTTATGGACAACTCAAAATCAAAAAAATGGAAAAAGAAGAGCACAACTTGCTGTTGAAGCAGCAGTTAAATTTTCTACTTCATGCATTGGTCCAGTAGATGTGGTTTCAATATGATGGAACACGAATTTGAATTTGGCATTTGGTTAAAAAATGGAATTGAAAATGGATGGATTACAGAACCTTATTGTAATACCCATGATGGTGGATATCAATATATGAGTGAAGAGGAAGTTGAAGAATGGGATGAGGGTGGAGACCCTTGTTGCCATGTTGTAAGAATTATGATATAATATTTGTGTACCTGCCTTATGGGGGTACTAATTTAACTTATTCGCTTGAAAGGGGAATAACATGGTAACACAGTTCGCTATGGATCTATTTAATGATCCTTTTTTTATTGGCTTCAACAGAGAGTTGA